TTTGAATGGTATTCCTCTGGACCAAGACAACGTCTTCAGCCTGGAGGCTCTATCGTCATCGTAATGACCCGCTGGGGTAAACGAGATTTGACGGGCAGAGTCCTTCAGTCTATGGTTGAGCGAGACGGAGACGAATGGGAAAGGATCAGTCTCCCAGCCATTAAGCCCAATGGTCTATCCCTATGGCCTGAGTTTTGGTCTTTAGAGGAATTAGAAAAACTAAAAAATGAACTTCCTATTTCTAAATGGTCAGCCCAATACCAACAAGATCCCTCGGCTGAAGAAGGTGCCCTAGTAAAACGAGAATGGTGGAAGGTCTGGGATAAAGAGAATCCTCCCGCCTGTGCTTTTATTATTCAGTCTTGGGATACCGCCTTTACAAAGAATGAACGGTCAGACTACTCCGCCTGCACGACTTGGGGAGTCTTTTATATGAATGAGAATGAAAATGACCCGCATGTAATTTTGTTAGACGCCCTCAAAGAACGGCTAGAATTTCCTGAATTAAAGACACGAGCGTTAGAAATGTATAAGGAATGGGAGCCCGATGCGTTTATAGTAGAGGCTAAGGCTTCGGGAGCTCCGTTAGTTTTCGAACTTAGAAGGATGGGAATACCCGTGCAAGAATTTACACCAGTACGTGGAAACGATAAGATTACCCGTGTAAACTCGGTATCAGATTTATTTGCATCAGGAAAAATATGGGCACCAAGAAAACGCTGGGCAGAAGAAGTCATTGAAGAAATGGCAGCATTTCCCAATTCAGACCACGATGACTTGGTAGACTCAACCACACAAGCGTTAATCCGTTTTCGTAAAGGCGGGTTTATTAAACTAGACACAGACGAAGAGGACACTCAATTTTTAAGGTCTAGGAAAGTTAGTTACTATTAAGGATTATTATGGCAATCGAAAAATCACTGTATGAACTCCCTAAAGGCTTAGAGGCTGCAAATGTTGAGCCTATCGAGATTGAGATCGAAGACCCAGAGTCTGTCACGATTGGACTCGATGGTTTAGAGATTAAGATTGAGCCAGAAGAGGAAAGCGCAGAAGACTTTGACGCTAATTTGGCTGAGTACTTAAGTGACAGCCAGCTAACCCAAATTGCAGGCGATCTCTTAGGAGACATTGAATCGGACATTGGCGCTCGTAAAGAGTGGATGCAGACTTATACAGACGGCATCGAGCTTCTAGGAATGAAAATTGAAGAGCGCTCCGAACCGTGGGAAGGAGCTTGTGGAGTCTACCATCCCCTCCTTTCCGAAGCACTCGTTAAGTTCCAAGCAGAAACCGTAATGGAGACCTTACCTCCTGCGGGTCCTGTAAAGACCGTTATTGTTGGCAAAGAAACCCCTGAAAAGTTGGCCGCTGCGGATCGGGTTCAAAAAGACATGAACTACCAGATCACTGAAGAAATGCCTGAGTTTAGACCTGAGCACGAGAGAATGTGCTGGGGACTAGGACTCTCAGGCAATGCCTTTAAGAAAGTCTATTTCGACCCATCCTTAGATCGGCAGGTTTCTTTATTCGTACCAGCTGAAGACTTAATTGTTCCCTATGGCGCTTCCGACTTACAAAGCGCAGAGCGTGTGACCCACGTCATGCGTAAGACCGAAAACGAACTACGCAAACTTCAAGTCGCAGGATTTTATAAAGATGTAGACCTAGGCACACCAAGTACTACTTTTGATGAAGTAGAAAAAAAGATTGCCGAAAAGATGGGGCTACGAGCCACATCCGATGATCGTTTCAAGATTCTTGAGATTCAAGTTAATTTAGATATTGAAGGTTTTGAAGATAAAAAAGACGGAGAAGCTACAGGGATTGCCCTGCCTTACATTGTTACCATTGAAAAGGGAACCCAAAACGTCTTAGCAATCCGCAGAAACTGGAGGCCCGAAGATGAAACTAAACAAAAACGTCAGCATTTCGTCCATTATGGATACGTTCCAGGCTTTGGCTTTTATTGTTTTGGCCTTATTCACCTTGTCGGTGCTTTTGCTAAGTCTAGTACTAGTCTTATTCGGCAGCTCGTGGATGCTGGCACACTAGCCAACTTGCCAGGTGGCTTTAAAACTCGTGGTATGCGAGTCAAAGGAGATGACACCCCAATTGCCCCAGGAGAGTTTAGGGACGTTGACGTTCCTTCTGGTGCGCTAAAAGACAATATCCTACCTCTGCCTTACAAAGAACCTAGTCAAGTCTTATATACCTTAATGCAAAACATTGTAGAAGAAGGTAGACGTTTTGCATCTGCTTCGGATATGAAGATTGCTGATATGTCAGCAAACACCCCAGTGGGTACGACTCTGGCTATTCTAGAGCGAACCTTAAAGGTCATGTCTGCGGTTCAAGCTCGTGTTCATTACTCGATGAAACAAGAGCTAAAACTCTTAAAAAACATCATCCGTGACTACACCCCTGATGAATACGAATATCAACCAGATGTAGGAAACCGCTTTGCCAAGCAGTCGGACTACGATAACTGTGACGTTATTCCCGTCTCTGATCCTAATGCCGCAACGATGAGCCAGAAGGTCGTTCAGTATCAAGCGGTTCTTCAGTTAGCTCAGCAGGCTCCTCAGCTTTATGACTTAGGACATCTGCATCGCCAGATGTTAGAAGTCTTAGGGATTAAGAACGCTAAAAAACTCGTCAAGATTGAAGACGACCATATGCCTGAAGACCCTATTACTGAGAACATGAACATCATGAATATGAAGCCTGTCAAGGCGTTTATGTATCAGGACCATCAAGCGCACATCACGATTCACATGAATGCCATGAAAGACCCAAAGATTGCCGCTTTGATAGGGCAAAACCCACAGGCTCAGGCAATGGCTTCGGCTGCAATGGCACATATTCAACAGCATTTAGCCTTTGAATATAAGAAACAAATGCAAGAAATAATGGGAGTGCCACTTCCTACGGGCGAAGAGGACGAATCAATCCCACAGGATATGGAAGTTCAGATCTCACAAATGGCGGTACAGGCATCCAACGCCTTATTACAACGCAATCAAACCGAAATTGCGGCGCAACAAGCTCAGCAAGCTGCGCAAGACCCAGTAATTCAAATGCAAGCGAAGGAACTCGAACTCAAACAGGCCGAGGAACAACGCAAAGCACTGAAAGACCAAGCCGATGCAGCAGAAGCCGCTGCACGCTTGGAAGTAGAAAGAGAAAGAATTGCCTCTCAAGAACGTATTGCTGGCGCTCAGCTTCTGGCAAAAACAGAAAAAGACGCTATGGAAGTCGAAATCAAGAGAATGCAAGAACTTTCCAAGATGCAACAACTAACTAATTCTCAAACAGGAAGACGATAGTGGATAAGCATTTAGATTACCTCTTAAATGAGTACCGTGACCGTATAAATATGCTCCAAACAGCTATTTCTGCGGGAAATTGTGCTAATTATGAAGAGTATAAGTACGCTTGTGGACAAATACGAGGTCTTGAGTCCGCATGTCTAACCATTACAGACCTCAATCAACGAATGGAGAAATCGAATGACTGAAATACTAATCGGCTCAAATCCCGATGACGTATCCGCAGTAACAACTCTGCCTCAAACAGCAGATGAAAAAGCAAAACAACTACCCGAACCCTCTGGCTATCGCATTTTGTGCGCTATTCCTGAGGTTGATGACACTTACGAGAGCGGAATCCTCAAAGCGGATACCACGATGCACTACGAAGAGGTCTTATCCACGGTGTTTTTTGTTGTCAAAATGGGTCCTGATTGTTACAAGGATGCAAGCCGTTTCCCTACTGGGCCTTGGTGCAAAGTTGGTGACTTTATCTTAGCCAGACCAAACTCTGGCACCCGATTAAAGATCCACGGGCGTGAGTTTAGGATTATTAACGATGATTCTGTAGAAGGAATAGTCGAAGATCCCCGTGGCATAACCAGACTTTAAGGAGAAAATCATGCCTGAATTAGAATTGGAAGCATTTAAATATCCCGATGAAAAGGGAGAACCCGAACAACTAGAAATTGTTATTGAAGACGATACACCTGAGGAAGATCGTAATTTAGCACCAATGCCCAAGGATATTGTTGAAGAACTTGATAATGATGACCTTGAAGCCTACACAGGAGAAGCAAAGCAACGATTGTTACAGGCTAAAAAAGTCTATAACGATGAGCGCAGAGCAAAGGAAACAGCCCAAAAGGAGGCAGACGAAGCATCCCGTGTAGCACAGCAATTGCTTGCGGAAAATCAAAAGCTAAAGACCAAATTAAGCGCTGGTGAGCAGAGCTTGCACTCTAAATACAAGGAAAACATTGCCCATGAACTAGAAAAAGCCAAAGCCGAATACAAGAACGCCTATGATTCTGGCGATTCAGACCGTCTTGTAGAAGCTCAGGAAAAGCTCACTAAAGTACAAATGGACTCTCAACAGATAGAACGATATCAACCTGAGTATTCACAAGATACTTTACAAAATGAAAATAATGATGTACAAATGTCACAACCTCAACGTTTGGACTCAAAAACCCAATCGTGGCTGGACAAAAACAGCTGGTATGGGGTAGATGATGATATGAGTTACCTAGCAATGGGTATTCATAGACGCTTGGAAAGAGAAGGAGTTCCGATAGGATCTGACCACTATTTCAAGGTCATTGACACAGAAATGCGTCAGAGATTCCCAGAGAAATTTGGGGCAGGAGAGACCAAAGACTCTCCAGAGACAGGGACCAAATACTCTGTGAAAAAACCGAGCACAGTAGTTGCGCCAGCGACTAGGTCTACCTCTCCAAAAAAAGTCAGACTTACGCCAACGCAAGTAGCACTGGCAAAGAAATTTAATCTAACCCCAGAGCAATATGCTCGTGAATTAACAAAACTGGAGTCCCAAAATGGCTGAAAACAGAAAACCTCGTGAAGTAGAAACTAGACAACAAGAAATGCGCCCCCAGCAGTGGAAACCGCCTGAATTGTTGCCAGAACCCGATAAACAAGAAGGTTTTAAATATCGGTGGATAAGAGTATCTACTCTCGGAACAGCAGACCCCCGCAACATCTCTGCCAAATTCAGAGAAGGATGGGATCCTGTAAGAATTGAGGAACAACCACAAATGAAACTGCTAGTTGATCCCAATAGTCGTTTTAACGACAATATTGAGATTAGCGGGTTATTGCTCTGCAAAACTCCAAAAGAACTTGTTGATCAACGGAATGCCTTTTATCAAAAGCAAGCCGAAAATCAAATGGAGGCTGTAGACAATACTCTTATGCGCCAAAGTGATCCTAGAGCACCGCTCTTTAAAGAGAGCAAATCTACGGTGACCTTTGGTAAAGGTTAATTTTAATTTAGGAGTTTATTATGGCTTATCCAACCGTAGACGCTCCGTATGGACTAAAACCAGTCAATTTGATTGGTGGTCAGGTCTTTGCGGGGTCAACTCGTTTAATGGAAATTGCTTCGTCTAATAACGTAGGTTATGGGACAAGTATTTTTTATGGCGATTTAGTAAAACGTGTTTCCGATGGAACTGTTGAGAAAGATGCTGGCACAACTACAGCTACACCTTGTGGTGTATTTTTAGGTGTTCAGTTTACCAATGCCTCAACTGGTCAAGTTCAACAACAACAGTATTACCCTGCAAGCACCCCTATTAAAGCGGGTACAAAGATTTTTGCAGTCGTTGCTGACGATCCTGACACATTGTTCAAAGTAGTTTCTTGTTCTGCAACCACAGTCGTGGCTGGAATGGGCATTTCTGCTATTGGTAATAACATTGCTCTGATTCAAAACGCTGGATCTACCATTACTGGTAACTCCGCTGTAGCGATTGATGAAGGTACGCAAAATACTACCAGCAGTTTACCTATCCGCATTATTGATGTGGTAAGAGAAACTGCAACTGGCGCTGACACGTTTGTTGAGTTTATCGTTAAGATAAACATTAACACTCATCAGTACACAAACCCAACTGGCGTATAAGGAGCTTAGAAAATGGCTATTTCACGTGCACAACTACTGAAAGAGTTGCTCCCAGGTCTGAACGCATTGTTTGGTCTTGAGTACGCAACATATGGTGAACAACACAAAGAGATCTACGATACTGAGACCTCTGAGCGTTCGTTTGAAGAAGAAACAAAACTGTCAGGCTTCTCCGCTGCACCAGTCAAAAACGAGGGTTCTGCCATCGCTTATGACAATGCACAAGAGGCTTTCACAGCTCGTTATAACCACGAAACCATCGCCCTTGGCTTCTCCCTAACGGAAGAGGCAATCGAGGACAACTTGTATGACAGCCTATCAGCTCGTTATACCAAGGCTTTGGCTCGTGCTATGGCGTACACCAAGCAGGTTAAAGCTGCTGCTGTGTTAAACAACGGTTTCACTAACTCTGCCGTTTATTACGGTGGTGACGGTGTACCTTTGTTCTCGACATCTCACCCATTGGTTTCTGGTGGTGTTAACAGCAATACTCAATCTACTCCTGCTGATTTGAACGAGACTTCCTTGGAAGCCGCCGTTATTCAGATCGCTGCATGGACAGATGAGCGTAGTTTGTTAATCGCTGCTAAACCTAAGAAGTTAATCGTTCCACCTGCACTCCAGTTCGTTGCTACCCGTCTCTTAGAGACTCAGCTTCGTGTTGGTACCGCAGACAACGACATTAACGCTATCGTAAACAATGGTTCGATCCCAGAAGGTTATTCAGTTAATAACTACCTGACCGATCCAAATGCTTACTTCCTCTGTACTGATGTTCCAAATGGTATGAAGCATTTCGTTCGTACTCCTTTGAGCAACAGCATGGACGGTGACTTCGATACTGGTAACGTCCGTTACAAGTCTCGTGAGCGTTACAGCTTTGGCTGGTCTGATCCCCTCGGTATGTGGGGTTCTGCTGGAGCCTAATTAGGCTAATAAAAAGGGGAGCCAAAAACTCCCCTTTTTGTTTTATTTGTAGTAAGATTTAAATATCTGGGTAAACCAGCTTATTAGACTGCCCCAGCAGACGCATACAAGACTAATGAGCTTAACTCTGTATGGAGAATTATTATGGCACGTACTACCTTTTCG